TTTGAAACAAGTGGTTATTCAGCTACAATTTCAGATGTAAGATTGTTAGGAACTTACGCAGGAGTAGGAATAAGTACAGATGCTGCTACAACAGCTAATCAAAATGCTACTACTACTATAGGAACTAATGTTTCTAAAACAGTTATAGGTACTCAATTTAATTTAAGAGCAACTACTATTAATACTTTATTTGCTCCTACTAACACTACAATTAATGGTACTTTAACATTTGTAGGGTTAGATAGTGGTGCTAGATTAACTATTCCATTAACTATTAATTATACAATTTAAAATATAAATAATGTCATTTAAACGATTAGACCCAGAAGATTTTGTAGTAAGCATTGATTCTTTAACAGGAACTGTCTGGACAAATGGAGGTCCAACCTTAGCTAGTTTTTTTACAAGTTCTGTTCAAGCCGCAGGTTCCTCAGGAAATTTTTACTTAAGTATATATGGAACTTCTTCTTCTGTTCCTGGAGCTGAAGTAGAATTTGATATAGTATATGCTGATTCCTTAGGGAGTGGAAGTGCTTTATATAACAATGCTGTTACTTCTTCTTCCCCAACTAGAACAATGTATGGATCATATAGATCTTTAATATTAGAAGATGAAAATGCAAACTTTATATTTGGTTCATCTGCAACTTTAGGATATAATGCTTGTGGAACATTAGTTACAAGTAGTACAGCTGTTTTAGGAGATCACTTTTGGGTTCTTTCTT